TCCACCGAGTCGATGAGATACGATGTCTGATCTGACGTACGGCGAAAGTACATTCCAGCGACAACCGAACCGAAGTTGTCGGCGTCGTTTCCGTCCGAGTCCACGGAGGTAACCGTCGTCGATCCGTTGGTTACCGCCGCCGACCCGGTAGAGATTTCCGCTGTGGTGATAAGCGGGGCACGCTGAAGCCGCCAATCAAAGTCCATCTGATCGGTAAGCTCCCGAACCGCATTGTTCGCAACCTCAATCAACCGCTGTTGAAGAATGTTCGATGCAGTGAACTCGGTGATCTCCGGTTCACCCATCGTCTTCAACGCTGCGTTGACGATCGTACCAAGGGTTTTGGTGGGCATCTATCGCCGCTTTCGGTTGCTAGTTGACCCGTGCCCAGATCATCAGGTTGATTTCATCGCCAGACGCGGCGTCCGTGGTGGTGATCGTCAAATCACCCGTGCCACCCGTTGCGGTCTTTACCAGGCCCTCAAGGCCATTCCAAGTGAAGTCAATGTCCACGGGGTCTGTACCCGCGAGTACGGACGACAGAAGGAACTCATCCGCCGTGGCATCGAACTCGAGAGTGAACTCAATCCCGCCCGTGGTATGGAACAGAACGCGCTGAAGGTTGATTCCGTTTGTATACCCGTCGAGCATGGCAGACAGGTCGATAACCGCTACGTCGGCCATGTCGTCGGTAGTGGTCCATACGGCGTTCCAAGAAATGAACAGGCCGTGTCCAACCTGACGAGAGTACACACTGGGTGTGGGTGCAGCCATGAAATGCTCCTGTTAAATAGGGAGAGGACCGAAGTCCCCTCCCCCATTCAATCTGATTACGAGGCTGCCGTGGTCGGGAAGATGCGCGCCGTCTCGTTGATCGCATCGGCTTCGTAGTTTTCGAAGCACATGCACGATCCCGGGTCGATCATCGAACCGAGCGTACCCTCGCCAACAAAGTTCCCAGAGATCGTCCCCGTGGCCGCAGCCGAGAAGATGATCGCGGGACCGAAGTTGCTGACGTTGTCCTCGACGCGGCACAGCGTGTGCGCCACACCCGAGTTAATAGCTCCGGCATCCCAGGCATTCGTATCCGAACCGCCGTCAAACACATTCCGACGGATCACCGCCCGGGTTGCGCCCGTCGCTTCGATTTCGATAGCCGCATCCGGCCCGTTCGCCGTAACGTGGAATTCATTGTCCTCGACAACGAGGTCCGTGCCCGCAGCCGGAACCGTAATGGTTTCGAGATCGTTCGCACCACAGTAGAACACGCAGTTACGAACAGTCAGACCCTCGGCACCCGCATTGATTCGGGAGGTCAGAGCCGCGCCCGAAGCCGCGAACTCCAAGCCATCAATGGTCACACCCACACCCGTCACGTCGATCAGATCATCCGACGCCGCGAGAGTGTTCGCAATCACAGCAGCGCGCGTCGCACCAGCCGTATCGCCAACACCCATAATCGTCACATCAGCCTTGCTGATGGTGATTCCCGCAGTGAGCGTCACCGTGCCCGGAAGCACCGCGATGGTATCACCCGCGCCTGCACGACACTGCGTATGGGCCTGCGAGATGGTGGACAGCGGACGAGCCGGATCCTGTCCGTCGTTGTCGTCCGAAGCACCGATGCCCGTGCCCGTCTTACCTCTGGCAGCGACCGTACCGCCACCAACAAAAAAGACCCGGCCACCAGGCTTGTTCGTGTTCACCCAGTATCCCGAGGTCGGGTTGAAGATCAGCATTGGAGTTGTCTCCGTTCGCTAGTAATGGTCATCCATGACTCGTTGAACCCGGGACCTCCCGCCCGGGCGGCGGCAGACAAGGGGAGAGAACGAACACTCTGTCCGCTCCCTCCCCCCTCTGGTTTACGCACCGCGAAGGTCGAAAACGCCCTTCGGGTCACCCCAACCGCTCGACTGAGCGAACGACATCTTGATCTTGTAATCAGAGGTGTCGAAATCGTACTCATAGTCGGACCACGGCTCCTCGCGCGTGAACAGCGTCAGGGAGTGATCCTCCTTGTCGGACAGCAGGAAGCAGCGATCCGCGTCGGTGAGGTAGTGCCAGACAACGACCTGAACCTTACCGTTCAGCGGGTTGATCGCGTTGGTCGAATCCTCCGGCATCTGCCGCGAGGAGATCAGACGGTCGGCGTTGAAGCCTTCCTCCTTCGGAACCAGCAGGATCTTCGGCTGAATCGACAGACGACGACCGCCGCCGGAGCGGAAGTCGCTGAAGTCGATCATGGCCTGCTCCAAAGAAGTCTGGCTCAGGTCAGCCGCCGAGGACAGCTGGTTCGAATAGGTCGTGCCGTCTTCACGGACGTGCGAAGCGCTCGACAGCGTGACACCGTCCGCACCCGTGTACCCAGCCGTTTCCGCCCGGTTGAAGTGGTTGGCGAGGATCGTCTCTTCCGTCGCATCCGCCGCGTACGAAAGCTCCTTCGCCAGCTTCTCGATCGTACCGTACATCTCGTCCCGGTACATCCGCCGCGTGACTCGGAAGCCGTTGGCGTAATCCAGGTGGGTGTACGTCTGAAGGAAGCCCTCGTTGTTCGTGAGGTAGGTGACCTGCTCACCCTCGGTGATCTGCTGCATGAGGTTCACGCCGCCGACCGTCAGAGAGTGCTCACGATACTGAGAAGAATCCTCGACGTTGAAGAGCATACGGCCAACCGCCGAACGCTCATCCCACTTGTGGAACATCACATCGTTAATGCCGCGCAGGAGCGTGTGCTGCTCCCAGTTGGCAGTCATTTCAATGCCGGCCATTGGGTTAGACTCCTGCGGCGAGGGTCAGAAGTCCCTCACCCTGGTTAAGCTGACAGACCCAGTCAGCATTCACAGCATCCTCTTCGTTGTCTTCGCGCTGCACGAAGTCGAGCAGCTTGAACCCGCCATCGGACGTACTCAGAGAGCCCAGACCGATTTCGTGTCCGGACAGCTTGGTGACCGTGGATCCCGTACCAGCGACGTGATCCGCCGAATTTCCGAGATTGGTCTGAGCGGGGGTCGCGGCACCGTCATCCTGTGCTTCGTACAACTGATGCGGGTTGTCCGCAACCATGACAGGGTTCGCTGCCGTCGAGGCCGTCGAGGCGGCGTTGTACGTCAGGGCTGCCCCAAGAAGTTGGACTTCCCCCGCAGCGGCGGGGCCGACGTTTCCATCGGACTGCATCTCAATCACGTCGCCCTTGAAAATGCCATCAGACTCGTCCGCATCGACCGAGTAAGGCCGGGCACGCAGTAGAGGCCCGTAGGGATGGAATCCCCGGGGCCGATCATTGTTCGCCATCGTGCTATCTCCTTGAAAGGTGGCGAGTTACAGAAAGTCTACACCACGGGTATTAGTATCTATCTGCTCCCCGACGGCTTTCCACCGTCAACCCGAGATTCGACTCTCCCCCCTCGCGCACCCGGCGCTGTGCTAGAGCGCGAGAGACTTGTGACGCCTGCTGATGGTCGAGATTTCGTTCCGAACGCAGGTAATCATACGTTCGCTTCTCGTACGCATCGCGGGCGGCGGCAATTTCTTCCGCTCGGGCATTTAGCTGATCCGTCACGCGGCTGTCCTTTTGCCGACGACGCCGCTCAGCCAGTTCGTGCGGAAGTTCCATGAGGACGAGTTCGTTGGCTTTCATCAGCCCGTCCTCTGTGGAATTGTTGTATGCCCCCTCGCCTTCGACCGTCTTGGCTCCTTGGCGCTTGAAATGCTCAACACGGTCTCGACGCACCCAACGGGGGGTCGAACCGTCCATCTCCATGCGCTCCCGAATGGCCTCGGGAATCGCCAGAAAATCATGGTGATCCAGGTGAGTGATCTCGTTGATTCCCGCAGCGGCCAGGATCTCGTTATCCGAGTCGCCTACAGGAATCGGCGCGAGTTCGCTCAAATCCAACACTTCCCGATCGAACAAATCCACGATCGAATCCTTGTGCTTACGACGAATGTGCGCGGCCAGAGACTTTTCCATCTCGGGCTTCGATCCCCGGTCCCACGGAGACCAGCCACACACACCACAAGACCCTCCATGCTTTTCGATGGAGCGGTCCACAGCCCACTCGACGGCCTGACGGAATTTGGATGTCACCGGGGCCGTACCTTCGACCTCGGGTTCCTTCGATTGGGCTGCTCTAGCCATGACGCGCTCTCACCTCTTTGAGTTTTTCAGCGGACAGTGAACGAACGGTTTTGAACGGAGATGCCTTGGGGTCGATTGTGGCCTTTGGAGCCGCACCACCGGGGCCGCCAGGAGACATCGGATTCTTCGGACGCTTGCGCTCGGCCCCGGGCTTGAGTTTCCCGGCTTTGACCAGATCGTACACAACGCCCTTTAGAATCCAGGGGGCGTTGGCCGGATCTGCGGCGGCCTGAGCCATCTGCGGATCCCGAAGAACCTTCTGGTACTCCTTTTGAACGATCGCGGACTCGTTTCCGGAGATCACCCCGGAACGAACCAGGTCCGAAACCTCTTCGTTGACCGAAAGACCCGAGCGGATCTCGTTTCGAACACCGCCAGCAGCTTCTGCGGCGATATTCCGGACCTGCTCTTCGGTCAACCCCGAACCGGCGCCCATTTTCTTCAACATCAGACGAAGATGCTGCGAAATCGCCTTCTGGGTCGCTCGTCCGGTGTCGTCGTCCGAGTACAGCGCGGCGATTTGGGCGTCGATGTCGTCCTCTTCGTCCGCTACGGGGGCCTGTTTGGGCTCCTGCACGGGCTTCTGGCTCTCCTGTTGCTGAATACGCTGCTGCCACTGCTGATCGCGTCGTTGGATGGCCTGAAGGACCAGTTCCCGTGCGCGCTCCTGCTGGGCAGGCGTGAGTTCATCCGAAGAAGGTGAAGGTGCGGGGGACTCAGACGGGGTTTCCGTCACTTCCTGAACGGCCTCTGGGCCAGTATCGGGCTGTGCGTCAGCCGCAGCTTCAACCGCTTCGGTTAGTTCGCTCATGTTAGCTCCGTCAGAGGGTTTTAATACTGGTTACGCGGGGCCTTCTTGGCAGGCTTCCCGGTGGACTTCGACTTGGCCTTCGGCGGCATACCCTTGGTACCCGAACAGGCTTTGCGGGGGCTACCCGGCATACTCATCTTCTTCATCTCGTAGTCTCCGTGCGAGATAGGTGGTTTAAATAAAACCTACTACTTGATACGACAAACTACAACTGCTGCGAACCCGCACTCCGAAGAGCGTCGAACACGGACAGCCACTGCTCTCGGGTGAGCTTCCCCGAAGGGATAACCACCGGAGACGGCCCAGTCAGGTTGACCAGGACCCAGGGACCCGAACCACCCGTTACGTTCGAAACGACGGCTTTGCGAGCCTGCTCAGGAAGTTTGTCCGCTAGAATCTGCGGTTCGCTCATCTTCGATTGCCTGCTTTCGATAGTTTTCGATTCGTTTTAGCACCTTACGGATGCCCTCGACCTGACCGGCCTGTACGTTCACCTTTTGAATGTCGCCCTCTTTGGCGTCGAATGTAAGCCGTTGGGTTTCAATGCGTTCCATTTCCTGGATCTCAGCGACCAACTCCTCAAAGGCGCTGTTGGTGACCAGATCCTTGCGGGCTCGGAACGTAATCCCCTGCATCTAGCGTCTCTTTCGCTGTTTGAACATCGGCCATTCGTGCCCAGGAAATTGCGGCGGGGTAACCCGTCGGAAGTTGGTGATCTGATCTACCAGACGAGGAAGTCCGCTACTGTCAGCATACCGGCTAGCGGGATCCAGCATGATGAGCACCTGATGTGCGTCGTTTCCTGTACGCCCGCCGCCTGTGTGTGTAAGCGCGTCGAAGCCTGCTTGGATGATCCCATCCGTCATGGCATCGTACGCCTCATGCGCTTCGTCCATTGTAGCGCCCATGTCCGTCAGGCTGTTCTTCACCCCATCCCAAAGATCATCCACGGTTGCCCGGGCGAATCCAGTCGAGGTTTCCCCCCACATGAGCTTGTTCGTTAGCTCGTACGGTTCTTCCCCGTGGATATGCCGAAAATCCTCTGCGATCTCTTCGAAGACGCGCCTGACTTCTAACGGTGGGGGCTCGTTCAGATCCAGCACCTTCTCCGGACGCAGGTTCTGCTGATACACATACCCTCGAGGGTCGGCCATCTTCGGGGGCTTGTTGGATGGATCATCACCCCGCATGATCGCATCTGACCACGCCCTCCTGTGTTCTTGGGCCAACCGTTCGTTCGCCTTTTTGGTCCGGGCCTTGGCGTACCCCTGAGGAATCTTCCCCGTGTTGTCGGTGTTGTAATACCCCTGACCGTACAAATTGCCTGCGGGATCCGTGCGTGTGACCGAGATCGTCTCCGGCGTTAGATTCTCTACGTCTGTTCCGTGACGCCACTTCTTTGCCGCCAAAAACCTCGGGTCTGTGCGCTGACCAATGCGCCCGAGAGTCTGGTACATGGTCTTGATGTCCGAAGCCGACAGCGGAACCTCGGCCAGAATGCGCTCAACCGTCTGGTATCCCTCTTCGTCACTCCCCAGACGCTCAAGCTGGTCGAGAGGCATTCCCATGCCCAACAACCAGGAAATCAAACTCTGCTCGTCGGTATAATCCTCCCGCGACATGAGCTTCCCGAACTTCGGAGGCGTCAGTGTCGTCGGTCCCTGGGACGTTCGGAGCGCGTCCGTACGAACAGCTTCGGTCATGCTACCCACCCATTGAGTTAATCATCGGAGGTCGCCCGTTTTGTGACGGGACTCCTTGGGCCGCCTGTGCTTGCGGAGACGCGCTTACGTCCCCCATCGCGCCGGACTGGGCATTGTCCAACTGCGCGACGTTGTTCGCGTTCGGCTGGGGATTCGACTGCTGCGGAGCACCCCCGCCTGCCATCGCGTTCATCATCGCCACCTCCTGCTGCTGCTGCTTCCGCATCATCTGGGCCTGAGTGGCTTGGATGTGCGCCATGAACGCAGCGAGGTTCGGACGACCAAGGGCCAGATACGCCTCCGACGACACATGCTGGATGTGCGCCTGAAGGTGCTCGGCGTCATTGTCAGACGGATGGACTGGCGCGGGAACCCCCACGCCGTGTACGAACTGATCCATCTCGCCGTTCTCTTCGGTCGCGTCCTTGGGCGTCCCTGCTGACACCGCCTCCTTGGGACCGATGAACCGCTCTGGATCGTCAAACCCGTAGGCGTGCATGATGAAGTTTTCGGCTTCCCAACGCCGCCCGGGATCCTGGTTGATGAGCGGACTCACGTTGATCTGCTGGGTAAGCATCTGAGCCTGCTGCTGACGGAGCATGGACGAGTAGAGTCCGTGGTTGGCTCCGAGGGCGATGTCGTATTCCCCACGGAACCAGAGTTCGTCACGGGACAACCGCTGCGTCAAAGGCCCTTCGCGGCCCTGCAAACGCAGGATGCGTTCATCCGGCCCGTACTGAATCTCGGCTTCGTACACAAGGTGACAGAGGTTCGAAAACGCGATCGCATCCCCGGACATGATCTCTTCCGTACGCGCCATCGCTTCTTGCTGCGTTCCGACAAACCCCGTTGCGTGCCGGGCAGCGGCTCCCTTCGTGGGGCTAACGCCAAGGAACAGATCCGTAACACCCAGCACTCGTTCGACCAGGGAATACAGCAACTGCTCTTCCTGGTGGTAGAACGAGGTGACGTTCTGCATCTGCGGGAACTGAACGTCCCGAACATCGTCCACGGGAATGCCCTTACCAGGGCGTAGGACAATGCGCTCAGGATTGATCGTAGACGACGCGGAATAGAAGAAGAACGGCATGTTGGTAGCAAAGCCAACGTCCATTCGCATGTTGTGAATGGTGTCAAGCTCGGCGCTCAAATCCCCGACGATTTCAGGAATGCCCATCGACAACCGGCGATTTCCGAGCGTCTGGAAATCAATTTCGATGAGCGGACGCCGGTTGTGCCACTGAATATCCGACAACGGGAACGCCCCCAGAAGCCGCTCCGGCTCCACGCACCAGAAGAACACGCACTCTACGTCCTCGCCGTCGATCTCCCACGGCATGAACCAGGTGATGATCTCGAACTCAGGGTTCTGGCGCGTACGGGTGCTGCGGTCTGCGTTCGAACGATTGCGGTTGCGGCCCTCAACCCGGTCTCGGAGTTTGGCCGGACTCTGGTTGCTCGACGAGATCGCACCACCGGAACGGTCCTGAGATGGGGCTTCCTCAACCCAGTCCGCGCGTTCTTCATCGTCTTTGATGTAAGCGTACGAACCGCCGCGCTTCTTCCAGATCAGGCCCAGAGACTCCCAGGATCGAATCCCGACCCAGTCCGCACCTTGGGGGTTGGCTTCGGTCACCGGCTGAAGGTTCGTACCCTCAAACGGCTCGATCACGTCCTCCCACTCATGGGGAACGAGAATCGGCCCGTCGTACTTCACCTGAGTTGTACGTACAGAGGTCTTTACCGGATCATCGGATTCGATCAGATTCCCGTCTTCATCCCGCTTCGGAACCCCGTTCTCGTCCATCTCGTAGGGCATCCGGGTCCGATACGAAAACTCATCCCGCGCCCAATGAACCGTACCAACCGCCCGTCCGTGGATGCAGCGAATCTTGGACATCCGGTGCCAGCGGTCCCGAAGGTTCATTCTCTTCGGTTCAAAGTGCCACTTGACCAGATCCGCCGCGTTCTGCGCCACCTCTGCGTCATCGTCTTCGACAAAGTGCCCGACAACCAGCGGCACCTGACCCAGAAGCCCCGAGGTCAGCCTCGTTGCGTACGAGTCGATGAGCCAGTACGGCATCTGTACATGAAGATTCGAGGAGTTCGGCCAAGGACCGTCGTCCGGACCACGAAAGTCCAGAGCACCACGGAACATGAGGTCGTAATCCTCATGCCGCTTCTTCCACTCTTCCCGGTCCTCTATCGCACCACGGTACAGGTTCTTAATCGTCTCGGAAATCTTCTTGATTTCGTCGTCGTCGAGATCCAGAGGGACCGGGTCAGCGAAATTGGGCGCACCGAACTCGTCTTCGGAAACCCCGCCCTCGTCAGGCAACGGGGGCAGGGCACCAAAGGCGTCCAACGCAGAAGTAAATTCAGTCACATTTGCCTACTTGGTATCAAGTCGTAAAGACAAAGATAACCGTCCGGGCTTCACTCCTCAACCACTGTAGCGAGGATGTCGCCCTCTCGCAGAACGAGATACGACGCTCCGTCCACCTTGATCTCTGTCCCGGCGTAGCGGGAGATCAGTACGCGGTCTCCGGGGGCTACCTCAATCGGCACCCGGTTTCCATCCGCATCTAGCGCGCCGGAGCCCACACGAATCACCTCGGCAGCATCGCCCATCTCTTGGGCCTGTTCAGGAATCAGGATCCCGCCCTCGGTTACTTCATCTCCCGTGTCGATCCGACGAACGAGAACACGGTCAGCGAGCAGGGTCACGTCTTCGGGCTTAAAGCTCATGGCTAACATCTCCGAAAAGGGATAACTGAGAAGCGCGCTCCTTGTCGA